TATTACCTGTTGAACAATTTCAAAAGAGCTCAAGTTCTAAAGTTTGGGCAGATTCTAGGAAAAAATACTGATGGCATTCTCACCCAACGATTTCTTATCGACAATGAAAGGTCTAGGCGGACCGGCAAAGTCTAGTCTTTTTGCCGTGGTTATACCGATACCGACATATATCAATAACTATGTTACCTATAGGGTCACGGATGCTATTACAAACTTTCGGAATGATCTTGTAAACTCTTTCATTGATCCTATAACAAGTTTCATTAATGAATCGCTTGGACGAGGTCCTATATCAGAGGAACAAAGAACATCCAATGTTACTCTATCAAGACAGTTGGCCTTCCTATGTGAAGGTGCTGAGTTGCCTGGAAAGTCTTTTCTGACGCATGAGGCAAAGGTTTACGGACCTACTTTTAAAGTGCCTTATCTTGCCCAATATCAGGACATGAATATGACATTTTTGTGTACCCGAGCAATGCCAGAAAGGATATTTTTTGACAGATGGATGCAAGCAATATTACCTACAGATACCAATAATCCTAGATTTCCAAAGAGTGAGAAGTCTAGATACCTGACTAATATACAGATTTTTAAATATGATGAACAGGCTCAAAATGTACTGCAAATAGAATTGATTGATGCTTATCCAGTAGGAATGTCTGCACAATCGATGAGTTGGTCTGATGATGCTTTTCTGAGACTGAATGTTTCATTTGCATATCAGAGTTATAGAGTGGTGTTTAATGGTGGATTTAATCCTTCCCAAGAAAACCTTATCAATTTCGGTTTGAATAGACCGTAAATAATTTATTAATGGAGTAATTATGGCTTTACCTAAAATAGACACACCAATCTTTGAATTGAAATTGCCTTCAACTGGCAAAAAAATTAGATTTCGACCATTCACCGTCAAAGAAGAAAAATTGTTCTTAATGGCAGCTGAAGATGTTGATTCCAAATCGGCATTCAGTACAGTTATACAAGTTTTAAATAATTGTATTCTTGATGAGATTGATGTTGAGATGTTGCCGATGTTTGATATCGAATTTCTGTTTCTCAACCTACGAGCCAGGTCAATAGGAGAAGTTGTCGATCTCAGTTACAAATGTAACAATGACATCAAAGAAGAAAGTGGTGAATCACATAAATGTAATAATGTTGTAGAGATGCAAGTCAATCTATTAGAGATTCAACCATCAATCGATGAGAATCATTCCAATAAAATACAATTGACCGATAAATTAGGCATCGTCATGAAGTATCCTAATATGAAATTTTTAGGTAACGAAACTTCCGGTGACGAATTTGACATGATCATCGATCTAATTGTGGATTGTATCGATTATATCTACGATGAAGACAGTCTTTATTATGCGAAAGATTCTAGTCGTGAAGAATTGATAGAATTTTTGGATTCCTTACAATCAAAAGAGTTGGAAAAAGTAAAAGTATTTTTCGATACTTTACCAAAAGTCAAAAAAGATTTAGAGTTTAAATGTAATAAATGTGGGTATAACGAAAATATTACTTTAGAAGGCATACAAAGTTTTTTCGTGTAATTTTTAGTCATGATAATTTAGGTAACTACTATCAGACTAATTTTGCAATGATGCAACATCACAAATATAGTTTGACAGAATTGGATAACATGTTACCTTGGGAAAGAGATATTTACGTCAATTTATTGTTGAAATATCTTGAAGAAGAAACTGAAAGAATGAAAGCGTTACAACAACAGAGAAAATAAATGGCAACGTTGGCAGATGTAATCAGATCGAAAAGAAAGTCCGGTCAAAGTAGGACCGGTTCTTTCTTTGGCAGTCTAAAAGATAAGTTGAAAGAAAAGATTGATCCTCGTCAATTGTTCAATCAAAGTGGAATTCTCACCGCTCTTTTTCCTTCACTTAAAGCTTATAAAGCAAAAGGTGTCGGTGAAGAAACTGGTAAATTGATTCAGAGACGAACTGCGGAGTTATCAAACTCACCACAGTCGATGAATGGAGGAATGGATCTTTCCGTTGTCGAAAAGAATACAAGAATATCCGCTGTGAACTCCATGGCTTTACCTGGATTATCTAGGGATGTTAATGTCATGCGACAGAACATTTCGAAACTGGTCAAAGTTGTTGGATTAAAACCTGAAACAAAGGCTGACAACTTTTTCAAGAAGAGTTCAGAGAGGGAAAAGGAATACGAAAGTAAATTTAAAACACGACCTAAACTAACTGGTCCAAATACTACCCTTTCCGATGAAGAGGAGAAATCTAAAGGATTTCTAGGTAGTCTGTTGTCAATAGTGGGTGGTTTAATTAAAGCTGTTACAACAACAATAGGTAAAATATTCAGCACACTCTTCACCTTACTACAAGGACTAGTCACTAGTTTATTTACCACTTTAAAAGTTGTATTGACAACAGTAATCACCTCATTGTTTGGTTTATTCAAAACTTCTATTGGAAAATTATTAAAATCTTTAGGTAAAGTTTTTTCTTTGATGGGTGCTGGAGGATTGGCAACAATAATTAAAGCAGTAATTTCCAGTAAAGTTGTATTGGCAGCATTAGCCCTACTTGTTTTGGCAGAATTTTTCAGAAAACGTCTGTTAAATAAAGAAAAAGAATCGTTTTTATTCAATGAACTGCATCGAAAAAAATTATCTGGTGAAATGAATGAAGACGAAAATAAAATATACAATGAGTTGAGAGCCAAAGGTCATAAGACAAAAGAAGAAAGATTCATGCGAGAATCCTACGCCGGTCAAACTGGACAGAAAGAGTTTCAGGATTTTGTGGGTGTTATGCGTAGTCAGTTATCGTTTAAAAAAGGAAATAGATTTTATTTAAACGATAAAGAATTATATGACAAATATGGGGCAGACAGTGAGACTATCGATGAATGGCTTCGTGCTGGTGCTGTTGAAAGTCTTGGAGAAGTTGAAGAAAGATTAATAAATCCATTAATGAAAGCAGACCCGGTCGGTGAACAAATGAGTCCGGGTGTGCAAGTCAATGAAGCTGGAAAGGCATATAATAAATCTATAGATGGCAAGCTCGCATTAAAAGCTGAACCGTTTGTGGACTATACCACTAGTGGTGTGGTAACAGATGCACCTAGAGCCCCTGTTACCACACTACGAGAAAATAATTCGGGATCTCTACTCAATTCAGGATTTGAAGAATTTCAAAGTCTGTCTGATGAAAGTGTAAATACAAATATACAAAGCGTAAATTTACCTACGCAAGAAAACTCATCTACTGGTGGAGGTGGAACTCGTCAACCTCTTCCGGACGTTATGAATCGCGATCTTCCCGATCTTCCCGCATACACTGGTAAAGCAGGAGCATGGACCTAAATGTCTAAATTAAGTGAAATCGTTTCACGTAGAAGATCGTCTGGTCAAAGTAGAACCGGAGCTTTATTCGGCAGTCTTAAAGACAAAATAAAAGAGACTATCGATCCCCGTCGAATATTCAACCAGACTGGAATTCTAACAGCTTTATTTCCGTCACTAAAAGCTTATAAGTCTGACTCCACACCACAAAAATTTAATAACACTGGTGCACCGAGTTGGCTCGATGTAAAAACAAAAAATGTACAAGTGGAAAACATAGAAAAAAATACGCAAATATTTGCCAAAAATTCTATGTATTTTTCAGAAATTGCTAGAGATATCAATGTCTCTAGAAAAAATGTCGGTAAATTGGTGAGACTGGTTTCTCCCGCTGCTGCCGAAAAGACAGATATGTATTATAAGAAAACTTCGGAGATGGAAAAATCTTATGAGTCAAAATTTAAATCCGAATCTAAAAAATCCACCAGAGTAAACAATAAATCAAAAAAGTCATCGTTCAGTTGGATAAAAATGATTGGATTGATTGGTACTGTAGGAGTTTCCTATCTACTTTTAGACTTCATAAAAAATAAAGAAAAATCTATAGTAAAAGAAATATATGACGATCTGGATGAAAAATTCGACTCGTTCAAAAATAATTTCCTAGATTTTAAAGAAAAGGCTTTTATAGATTTCGACAAAGAAAGGTTGCAACTTATAGGTAAACTGGAATCACAGACTGATGGAATGATAGACACATTGTCAAAGGATTTCACTTTTAAATCGATATATGATTACATAGTTGATGGAACAGGCCCCCTAAAGAAGTATGAGGAAACGGTGTCTGAATTCAAAGGAAAATTAGCTGAAGCTGCTACTAATGTTTTTCCAGCGGCCGAAGCTTCGACATTGCCAGTAATTACACCAAAAACTGATACTGGTACAGGCACTCCTTCATTGGGTCGTTCTACTAGTCCAGGACGTTCTACATCAAGGGGTTTCAATCTCAATGAAGCTATAGGTGGTGCAGAATCAGGTGGAAATTATGATATAACCTTTGGTGATAGAGTTAACGATAGTGGCGTCATATACAATACAAAAGTGGGAGAAAGAGGTGAGACGCTGAAAACAGCTGAACAGTTTTCCGGTAAAAAACTTACTGATATGACTCTATCTGAAGTACAACAATTTCAAGCATATAGACAATCGGCTAGTGCCAATTCCGGTGGATTGGGTAAATACGGATTCATGCCTTCGACACTATTCGGTGGACCTAAAGGTGGTGGTCTTGTGAATGATTTAGGTTTAAGTATGAACACTAAATTCACGCCTGAAGTTCAGGAAAGACTAAACGATTTGTTACAAAAACAAAATCGTGAGCAGATGAGAAAATCAGGAGTTCCTGACAACCGTGCTTATGCATATATGGGACATTATATAGGTCCAGCCGGTGCTGCCGAAATATATCAAGCTACACTAAGAGGTGATGGAAACATGACCGTTGCCGATTTGTGGAATAGAAAATTTGGCTATCTCAGCGGAAAACCCGAGTACAAGGACATCGATGTAGGTAAAAATAATGTGGAATTGACACAGATTAAAGCAAAGGATTTTGAGAGAATTCTCGACAAGAGATTGGAAGACAAATATCAACAATCATTGAAAGGTCAGAGAGTTACTCCAAATATAGGACAACCCATATCATTCGGTGATACAACAGAACAGCTGTCCAGAGTTGCGATAAGGAAAAATGCTAATCGAGGAAAAGAAGTTATTATAGTGAATAGAGTGAATAGAGAAACCGTTTCGATACAGAATGAAGCAGCAGGGGCCTCAAACGCCAACACAGATGATAAGCGTTTGTATTCACTAATAGCCTACGCCTCTGGACCTGCCACCGGTTAACCAATAAAAAACCCACCTTTCGGTGGGTTTCTTTTACTTAGTTTTGATTCGCAAGAGACTTGAAGTAATTCAAATCATCATCATCAGTTGAAACACTTGCTGTTCTTGGATTATCCAAAACGCTAGTTGCTTCCTCACTATACGTATCGACTGAAGTTTGTTCAGCACGTGTACGCATATTAACTGCACCATCAAAACCCAACACTTTATCCAAACGTTGCTTTAACACATCATAGGATTTAAAGCTTGATGCCTCAGTAAACTCTTTCAATGAATACTCTGACTTCCAGAGTTTTTCCAATTTCTCATCATCACCATCATAGACAGCTGACTTGGCTGAGAATTCTGATTTATCATAGTTACGGTAACCTTCAACTTGACGAATCTTCACTTTGAAGTTTGCACCTTCCCACAAATCAAATGGGTTAACTGGTGTTTCATCCGCAAATTCTGGATTCATTGCTTCAGTAATCTTATCAAAGATTTTCTTACCGAATTTGTAAAGTTTAATCTTACCTTCGTTTTCTGGATTAGAAGGATCGGAAACAACAAGAATGTTTGCAATGTATGTAAGCTTGCGCTTTTGTTTGCGAACGATTTCTTTATTGGATTCGATTCCTGAATTCCAGAGTGTGCTGTTGTGTTCACAAACAGGACATTTATCGTTAAGTGTTGTTAAACAATTATCGATGAGCCATCCACCTGGTCCCTGAAAACCATGATGAAACACTCGTACCCAAGGAAGAGCGTCATCGCCATCTACTGATGGTGCGGGAAGAAAACGAATTGTTGCCATTCCGTTTCCTGCTTTGTCTGCTGTGGGTTGCCAGAATCGTTCATCGTCTTTAGAACCTTTAGCTCCTTCACCGTTTGATTGTGTATTTTCAATCGCTTTAGTGAGTTGCTCGATACTTGAACGATTCTTTTTAAGTTTTGCAAAATCTACCATTTTATTACCTCGTATGAAAATTTATATTGTATATTACGGATTATCCACATGAAACATAGTATATCATGTATATATGCTACTGTCAAGCATTACTTCAATGCTTCTACTGCTATTTGCCTATACTTAACTTTGTCGAATTGTATAAAGGGGGTATACTTCATACATTTACGGTTATAGTTTGGCCACCGAATTGTATCGGTTATCTTCTTGTTCCAAAGAGGGAAGAAGTTTATGAAATCGTTTAGAATGCAAAGTGTTTCCATTTGAGTTGAACCTTGTAAGGTTTCAGTCAAAAGTATTGGATAGTCACCTGTTGTTTTAAACAATTCGTTTGCATTATCAACCATACCTCTGAGGTGTTCACAGTCCTGTTTAAATTTGTATGTCAGAGATTGTACCACTGACATCCTTTTCTTGTGAACCACTACCGCTTGTTCATCCAATAGATCACCGACCCATAACTTCTCTTTACTCAGTAGATTCGAAACAAGGAATTGAATGTAATCTTCCTTCTCTTGTCTTCTACTGAGTTTGTAGAAATAATATTTGTCTTTACGATTCTCAAAGGATTCAATTGTGATTCTACTCTTTCCGTTATATTTAAAGAAATCGTAGGAATCGGTTTCAAAATGCAACTTCAATGCATTATAAATCGTGAAGGCTTCATATCCCGTCATATTAAAAAGGTAAACGGTTGGATTTAGGTAAAAGATTTAAATCTTGTGCATCAGTCTCAAGTTTGGATTTCAGATTAGAATTTACCAGTGTAGAAGCAACTTCTATTTCCATTCCTGTCTGTTTACAGTACTCTACGATAGCTTCGATATGATTGTAGTCGGTTTTGGCCACAATTTCTTCGATAGCTACTGCGAATTTTAACATCTCGTCTTTTGTAGGCATTATTTTACGATAGTTTCATAGAGGGTTTCAAACTGTTCATGCACAGCAACTTCTTCATCATAGTTTTGTTTATGATATACTTTAACCATACGAGAAACTAGTTGCTTGGGTAAATCTAATTTTTTACAGATATCATTTACAGATTCTTTGATGTAATCTTTCTCACCCTCCATGCGTGTCATTGATGCTGAACACTCACGCAGAACATCCAAAAGTTTTTTTTGATCTTCTGGATTAGAAATCTGATTCACACTCATTTGTTGTACTGCCATAATGTAACTCCTTTAACGATAAAAAATATGACGCCCAATGTGAGCAACTTTCTCTCTCTTCCAACCGGGTCTGATGTGATCGGCATGAAAGAATAGAGCACCTCTTGTAACATCTACCATCATGTGATAGTTAAAATAAATGTATATTGCTTTTTCTAAGATTCTATTATACAGTTGTTGATCTATCTTTGTCAAGCTATCTTTCATAGCAACCCAAGAAAACTGATAAATATTGCCTGTTTTCTGATATACCACATCACACACGGTTCGTGGGAATTTAATTGAATGTAGTCTATTCATCGTGACCATACCCACAGCAAAGATTCCATCTCTTGGTTCAGATCCAGCTTCATGGTACATATTTTTTGCTAAACATTCAATTTGTTTCCTATCATATTCGACCAAATTAGAGTATCTGAATATGATAGGAGGCAATTCTTTAGCGGATAATTCATCAGCCTTCACTGTAAATATTTCCGCCTTACTCGTTACTCTAACCATAGGAACAATTTGCGAAGCTTCTACGGGGTGAAACAAATATGCCAGACTTAATACAATGATAGCCGTTGCAACCGCAGTGATAGCAGTGATTTTTTTGTTGAACATTATGTTCTCCTTGGTGAAAGGGGTATATTAAACCCCTAGACCCATCAGGACTTCTTAGATTTTACTTCTTGAATATTTGGTGTTTGGGAAACAAAACCATTGAGAGCTTCTGCTTTTTTGATTATTTCCGATTCTGATGGGAATAATGGAAAACCTGGATGTGCGGGTGAAGGAGTTCCATTAATCTTGGATTCTTCTACCTTGGTTGACCATTCGTTTGAAATGATTTCACGTTGACCATAGTAATCATTGGTCATCATGTCTTTTGCCATTTTCAAGAGCTCGAGTCTGAGCTCATAGGGTGTCATACTCATTTACTTCTCCTAGTGTGTTGTGTGTATCCAGAATTACATCTGGTGTATTATTTAGTCCCAAAGTCCTTCAAAATAAACTCCAAACAGGCGAAAACCGTTTTCCTTGCGTTTTTGCCATGCTTTTAGTCCATCCCAATCAATTTTGAGTTTACTCTCAGATTTGGATATATCTTTCAACCATTCTTTACCAAAATCGTTTCCGTACCCGGAATGATCAAAGAATTGTCCTTCAGCATCATCATTCACTTTCTGTTCAAACGCCCAAATCATTTCATTCAGAATCCAATCCCATCGAGCGTGAATATCTGGATATTCGTCTTCAAATAATTTTTCCTCTTTGTAGAAGTCAAAAACCATTTGTTCATCATATTCAAGAGTGTTTGTAGTTCGCAAATGTTCAGGAACATCTTCGAGGTCGACCATAGGTGAACCATTTTTAGTATCACGAAGTTGTTTCAACATAGGTAAAACAATTTTCGCTAAGGTATTATCCATAGACCAAGTGTCCCAAGAATCAATCTTAACATAATCAATTTTTGGATGTAACATGTCCAAAGTTTCCTGAATCACTTCACAAATTGGATTTAGACGACCGGACCATCTCTCGATAACAGGTTCATCATAATCAATCTCACGCCAGAAAAAGACTTTTTCTAAAATCGTGTAGGGACTCAACCAGTGGCTTCTGTATTTGTTCAAATATACTTTCATAATATAATCCTTGAATTAGTGGTTGGTTAATTCTGTTACGAGGGAAACCAACCGAATACCCTAAGCAGTTATTACGCTGCTAAAGCAAAATTTTCGTCATTTGCATTTACGTTTTTTGCGCTATTTAACGTGAGTGCTTCACGATTCTCCAGCATCATTGTTCCGTCAGTCGATTCGACATTGTTCAGCCCCATCAGAAGTATACTAGAACTCAGTTTTCCCAGTTTAGACTTTAGAGCGTCCTATCGGGCTAATATACTTTTGGTGGAGCTGGGGAGCAGTCACCTCCCGTCCTGTCCGTCACTACTATACCTTCAACGAATTCTTTGGTATAAAACTAAATCCTAGAAGAATTGTGGTAATTATGAATCACTTCCTCGAATATAGGTAAGTATTTATTCACTTCTCTTACAAAAACCTGAGGTGTACCTTCTTCGTTTGCGATAAGAACAACAATTTGTTCAATCGGTAATCCAGTAATCTCAGTGAACATTACTGAATATGCGGTACATTGAATGAAGTAATTTTCAATCCATTCTTCCTTCTTCTCTTTGATCGAATTTTTATAATCAATAATCGAGAGTTTATTATTCCACACAGCTATTGTGTCTGTACGACCTGCCATTTTATATTTATCACTATATAATACTTGTTCGAGGCCGTACACTAGTCCAACATTAGTGTCAATAAAAGGTCTCAGCTGTGTGAAGAAATCTTTTATGTCAGGCATCATCATGTGAATTTTCATTTCTGTTAATTCATTCAATAGATACCTCTCACAAACTTCATGCAATTTTGTACCACGATCTGATGATTTTTTCGTGATTCTATTCGCTTCAACTTCACCTACTCTTTCACGCCACTTAATTAACGCCGTTTCGTCTTTATTATGCGAAAGTATGGTGGTAACAGAATCGTAAGTCCGCCCATCAGGCAGAAAATATTTACGACCGTGCTCGTTAGTTTCCGATTCCAGATCAAACTGCAATTCTGGAAGTTTAATATGTTCAAATACTCTCAATTCAATCTCTTTGTTACTTTGTCTACGTGCCTACGAACCACTTCACTTGTGCGGGCTTCTTTAATCGACTTCTTTCCGTATCGATCAGCCAGTTCAGTATTCTTATTTTGTTCTGAAATTCTAGATAACACTTCCTTAAAACCATCAGGCACTTTCCCTTTGACAGATACGCCAGAGACAATCGAAGGAGCCTGGATTACAGACTCATAATTTGGATTGGCAGAAAGAAAATCAAACTTCTCGGAAATTTTCATAGAAACTTCAAAAATTTCATCTGTTTCGTTATCTCTAAATCTATAAATTGGCATGAAACCACTCCGGTACATTACGACTATTAATCTTGCCTTTCCATGAGGCAAGATGCTGCTTGTTGTTTATATAGTAGTTTCTGTAGGATGCAACAGAATCACCTGCAATTTTCACTTCATCAGGCATCGCTGGAGTGGGTTCTGTAAAATCGGAATGTGGTATATTATCAGGAACCACTTCCCATAATCTCTCAACTAAACCATCACGCTGACATTTATGGACTTTACCATAACGATAGGTGTATTCTTTACACAATTCTTTCAGTAGATTAGACAACCACATATAGTTATAAATGGATTTTCTTACCCAAACAGCGGACGGGTGATTGACATGAGTAGCAATATACAAGACAGATTCACGGCTATCAGGAAGAACATATCTAGTTTGTTTACGACCAGTAGCAGACAGGCCAACAGATTGAGTGCCATCAAGAATACGATGAGCAGTAGAAAGAAGTTGAGCATATTCAAGAATCATTTTTATACAATGTTTATCAACGTGCATTTTAGCACAAGTATTTACTTCGTGATGTAAGTAAAAAATATTCATTATACAATATTGAGTTTTGGTTTAATCCAATTATAAATTACTTCAGATAATTCATCAGCTTCTTTCATTGAGGTAAAAATGAAAGTGCCTTGTTCGTTTCGTATGTTAGCGAATAGTGTTTCATATTTTTCGTTCGTGTTTTTCACAAGATCCACGATATAATCTTCAACGAGATATAGACTATTCTTAATGTCCGAAATATGAGTGTTATCAAAGGAATTACACACCATGGTGATTAAACTTTTTGTTGTTTCAAGTTTAATCAATTGTGTTTCCAAATCATTTAGTGAATTCCAATGTTTCATAATGTAAAGTTCCATAGGTTATAGTCAGTACCGGAGCACTGACTATGAAGGTTGATAATATTAAACAATTTCGGTTACTTGCAATTCTCCGAGCTCGGTCTGAGGAGCAGATTCGACAACCACTGGTTCAGTCTTAGCACCCAAGTCTTTCAGTTTTTTCACTTGACTGGTCTTAGCTAAAAGAACACCATTATCTTCAAGATACTTTGTTACTACACCAACGTTCATCAATTGATAAGCGGCAACTTTACGGCCGTCTTTGATAACCTTAACAGTACCATTAGCAATGGTTTTAATGTGCCAGATATATGTAGAAATTCGATACATCATAATTTCATTACCGAGCAAAGTCTCGAATTCTTCCTTAGTAACAGGATTGCCACTAAGCATTACATTCAACATTTTCTCGAAAGGTTTTAGACGAACAATTTTGGTTTTAGTCATTTCAATAACTCCATAATATAAGAAAGAAAATACATTGTAACAGATTTATGCCGCTTTGGCAAGCATAAAAACGGGGTGTTGCAGATTAACAACAAAGCCAGTGGTGTCTTTTTTTGCCTTGCCTTTTGCGTACAATCCAACCACAACACCTTTAGGATCAAGAAAACGCAAATCCGAATCATCGCCGTTAAATACGGTACGATTCAAATATGTTTCAGGCATCGCTTCGGTTTTCTTGAGAGCGAACACAGTCGCCACGTTCAAACCTTCGGCAATTGCCTTTTGTACATCATTATCATTACCGTCCGCTTTTGAGAAGGTCAACGAATAATTTGAAATTTCTTTTACTTTACGACCAAGAATCTTGGTGTAATC